AGCTTGCCGGGAAAGCGGCGTTCAATTCAGATTTCAATTTCAATCTTTACGAATATTTTCATTTTTGCAGCAGGATGCTGAAAAAAGAGGACAAGAAAAAGTCTGTTAGGGGACGGAGCAGTGACAGCCCGTGCATGATCGTGTTTTGTGCATTTGAGCAATTTCAGACACTGATAACGGCAGCAACCAAGCATGGATTTATACACTACATACCGTTAGTATTTGTGAAAAATTACAGTCCACAAGTGCTAAAGGCAAATATGCGGGTTGTAGGGGCAACGGAGTACGCTCTGGTATTCTATCGTGATAGGCTTCCAAAATTCCGAAACGGAGCACAGCGGGATGAGGATGGCAAGACAATCAGGGGAACCGGGAGGATGGTATTCAACTGGTTTCCTTGGGAAAAAGACGGGAAGGACATCCCTAAAATTCACCCAGCACAAAAGCCGGTAGCACTCCTAAAAAGGCTGATAGAGATATTCACAGATCCTGGGGACATTGTGATTGATCCGTGCTGTGGATCTGGATCAACGCTTCGGGCAGCGGCGGAGCTAGGAAGGAATGCCTATGGATTTGAAATTGATCGCACGTTTTACGACCGGGCAAAGAGAGAAATGCTGATATTCGAAAAGGATGCACAGATGAACATTGAAGATTTTATGAAAAACGAGGAGGAAAGAAATGAACAATAACGAATGTTGCAAAGCGGAAGCGGAACCAAAAAGGTGCGTTGCTGACTATGAAAGAGAGACAAGAGAAGCGCTTTTTGAAGCAAAATGCATATTGATAAACATTTACGCCACAATTACCGGAAAGGGAAAAGAGATAAAACAAGAAGATGAGAAAACACCGGAGAGCATGATAGAAAATGCGCAAATAAATGAAGAGGCAGCAATGCAGATCAGAGGTATGGCGAAAACGATCAGCATGGAATTATTTGGGAGTTAATAGACGATTATCTAAAAATGACAGGAGAGATATGATGATTGACTTTACCGGCTTTGGCGAAGGAATAACAGGAGAACCGCTTCCGGCAGATTCCACTTTGGGAGCAATGAAGAAAACGGAACTGATTAAACTATTACACATCGCGGATCATAACTATAAGGCCCTGAAATCTGCGTATGGTAACGCTGTTGATAACAGCAAATGCAACAGGTGTCCGCTGATGCAGATGAAAGGCGGGATATGATGGCGAAAAAGATCGTAGATTACATAGGTTATCCTGCCATGCTGGAGCAGCTGGCAGAAGAATGCGCAGAACTCGGAAAAGCTGCGCTGAAACTGGCCAGGATAGTCAGAAAAGAGAATCCGACACCGGTGACAAAAGAAGAGGCACTGGAAAATCTAAGAGAAGAGTATACAGATGTCGTACAGTGCGCTAGGGAGTTGGGATTAAAAACAGATCTGATAGAGATGCAGGAGAAGAAAGAACGATTTTTTGAAAGGTGGAAGCAACATGTGGCTGGCAGATAGGGCAATCCAAATAGTGGAAAGGGGTAACGAGGATGGAAATTAAGCCTATTTTGTTTAATGGAGAGATGGTGCGGGCAATTCTGGACGGGCGGAAGACTTGTACAAGGAGAATTTTAAAAGGCGGGATTCCATTTGATGAGAAAGCGGAATATTGGAATGTACTGAAAAAGGGAGAATGGAGCGGTCCTATATGTTCAGAATACTTTATAAAACAAGGCTCACCGTATAAGCCGGGAGACATCCTTTATGTTAGAGAAACATGGTGCGGACTTCCGGTCAATGAAGCAGGTCATTTTCGGGGACATCCCATCTACTATTACAGGGCAGATGGAGATCTGCGACCTGAAGGTTGGAGAGGCGCTTGGCACCCATCCATCCACATGCCAAAAGAAGCGGCGCGTATCTGGCTAAGGGTGACAAATGTCAGGGTAGAACGGTTGCAGGATATCACCGATGATGGAGCAAAAGCAGAGGGTGCAAACTGGAAGAATGGCAAAAACGTTGGCTGGGAAGAAAAAATGAGACGGACAGCAATAGAACGATTTGCCGAAATCTGGGACAGCACCATCAAGAAATCCGACTTTGACAGTTATGGGTGGGCTGCAAATCCATGGGTGTGGGTTATCGAATTTGAGCGATGTGAAAAACCAAAAGAATGAGGGAGGAACGAGAGATTGATTGAAATTGTAGCGCTTGCGGCTTTGGTAATGGTGGTAGCGACAGTAAGTTTTATCATAGGAGCGATAGCGGCAGCAGTCGCCATGGGAAATGACGAGGAATATCTTGACAAATTGCCGGAAAGGGAGAATGAGGATGAACAGCAAAGAGATTGTAATATGCCCATTTTACAAGAAAAAGAGAAACAGAGAGAATGAAATACGATGCCAGGGCCTGTACAAAGATACAGACAACGCCATAGGATTTAAAAATGAGACAGAACGGATCACACACAGCAGGAGATTTTGTGAATCATTTAACTACAAAAACTGCAAACATGCAAAAAGGCTGATGGAGGAAGAATGAAAACACTTGCAAAAAGACTGAAAAAAGAAAAAGAGAATGTAAAATATTACAAACGTAGGTTTGATACGGCGGAAATGCTAGCAAAAGAATGTATGAAGCTGGAGATCGGAGCAAGGGAAGAGATTACCAGAACGGCAGCAGTCAACCAGGAGACAATGCGATACGTGACGGCGCTGGCCAAGCGGCTGATCGGGAAAGGACAGGAAATCTCATTAAGCCTGGAAGAAATCAAAGGAGCGGACGAAAACGAGCTGGAAGTGAAACCAGTGATGGAAAACGGGAAGGTGCTGGAAGTAAAAATCAGGAGAAAGAATTGACATTAAGAACAAAATGTGATATAAAGAAATTGTCCAATACATTGGATGCTATGTATTGTGGTATCCCTAGCAACCCGGGGATCGCGGATTGAAATAGTGACAGTAAAGATTAAGAGCAGAAATGCTTTTAATAAGTCCAGTGCAAAAGATGCTTTGCGCTGTGGTTCGGTTAGCAATTCTTACCGGCGCGGATTGAAATGGTAGCAATAACTATTAAGAACAAGAAAAAGAGCAGGATTCCCTGCTCTTTTTCACTATGCGTTCTTTCCTGCACCGTAGCATTCGTGAAAGCTATCCACAAGCGCAGCTAACTGATTCGGCGCAAGCTGGATTCTGAGATCCTCCGGGATCCACTTATAGCTTTCCAGGAAAGTGTCGGGGAAACGGCCAATTTTGCTAGACCTCTTGACAAGCTCCAACTTATACATCTGTCCGAGCTCTTCCAGTGTGATTTCTCCGCCCTCAACTGCCTGGCGTCCTTCTTTTGTCAGGATGCTCATCGCATCCTGTTTTTTAATGTTTCCAACACCCTGGATATACATGTTAACCCTCCTTTACCTCTTCAATCGAGAATTCGCCCTGCCTGAATCTGGGAATATCACGGAACCGGTTCGCAACGCACATACAGGATCCATTAAGCTCCGCATACTTTCCGTCAAATTGAGAGATTTCGTCTTCATAATAAGTGCGATTTATATTTTTTTTAAGATTGTAAGAATAGCCTTTTACGACATATCTTTTTTTCATTCCCGTTCCTCCATTCTTTTTTCTATGCACTCCACAATGAATGCATTCAAACTCTTTCCCTCGGCCTCTGCGGCTAATTTATACTTATCCTTTTTCCCCTTCGGGACCGTGATGTTAAGGCGATCATAGTTATTGGCTATGTATTTGTTCACGGCCCTCTGGGATGCTTTAGTAGTACCTGACATTCAAGCACCTCCTTTAAATACATAATATCACAATAATATATTTGTGTAAATATACATACTGCACAAATATATTTACGCAAATATGTGCATTTTGCCGATTGATATATTTACGCAAATATAATATAATAGAATCATCAAGAACAGGAAAAACAAAAACAGGAGGAAAAGAACATGACAAACAAATTTTACGAAAGAGTAATAAAAGAAAGAACAGTGGACACAAGAAACTATAGATACACGATTAATGAAAGAGAAGGAGAGATAGTAAGGTTGAGAATCGAATATCTGGACACAACGGCGGCAATAACCGAGTGGGAAACGGTGAAAAGCCTCTAAGCCGAAACGCCCGCAAGGGCGTCCGCTGCGGGATGGTCTCCCGGCGCTGATGATGGCAGACCAGAAAGGAAAAATTATGGATAGAGAAAGACGGCACATTTTGGAAGATATTGCATTCGGCTATATGATTGGCGAGCTGGAGATGGAGCCGATCACCGCCAGGAGGAAAGCGGAGGAAATGACAGACGAGGAACTGGAAAAATTTATAGAATAGAAAAAAGCATAAAAGAAAAGCGGGGACAGGCTCCCTGCTTTTTTACGCAGTAAAAGGGAGAATAAAAAACGAACATCAGATAAAATGATTGAGAAGGAGGTGACCGCCGGTGTGACAAAGGAAGAGACAAGAAAAAAGAAAAATGAAGCGCTGATTATGTACAAAAAAGGAAAAAAGCTTGTCGAGATCGCACAGACACTTGGAGTGCCAGCCGGGACGATCCGCCGGTGGAAATGTGAGGATGGCTGGGATGGCGAACGTTCGGCCAGAAAAAGCGAACGTTCGGAAAAGAAAAAGCAAAAACCCATTAAAGAAGAAAAGAGGGAAAAGGACCGCGATCTGGATATTACAGAAAAAAGAGAGCTTTTTTGCCTGTACTACGTAAAATACCGCAACAAGGTAAAGGCATACCAAAAAGCTTTCAGCTGCTCATATGAAACGGCGTGCGGAAACGCCTCTAATTTATCGAAAAATATTGATGTAAAAGCAAGAATTGACGAACTATTAACGGATTTGCACGAAAACATAGAATTTACTATACAGGACATAGCGCAAAAGCAGATAGACATCGCCACGGCGGATATAAAAGATTTTGTCAACCTGGAAGACGGGGTGGTGATACTGCGGGATGCGGATGAGATAGACGGGACACTCATCAAATCTATAAAAAATACAAAATTTGGCATACAGGTACAGCTAAAGGACAGTCAAAAAGCGCTGGAGTGGCTGACGGTAAACCAGCCAAAAGAAACAAAAGCCACAGAAAACCGGATAGAGATCACAAAGAGAAAGGAGAGGCCAGATGGTCATATGGACACCGCAGTACAAGCAGAGCCTGTTCATGGAGCGCTGGGAAGATGAGGCATTATACGGCGGGGCAGCAGGCGGCGGGAAGTCGGACGCCCTTGTGATTGAGGCGCTGCGCCAGGTAAACATCCCAAATTACAAAGGACTGATCCTGCGGCGTACATACCCGCAGCTGTCAGAGCTGATAGAAAAGTCACAGCAATATTACAAACCGGTGTGGCCGGAAGCAAAATACAACACCCAGGAGCACACGTGGAAATTCCCGTCAGGTGCCAAGGTAAAGTTTGGCTCTTGCCAATACGAGCAGAACAAATATGATTATCAAGGGCAGCAGTACGATTTTATTGGATTTGACGAATTAACCCATTTTACACAAAGCCAATACGAATACATATTGACGAGAAACAGAGCCTCCGGCCCGGGAACGGAAGTATATTCCAGGTCAACGGCAAACCCTGGGGGCGTGGGACACGGCTGGGTAAAAGAAAGATTTGTCTCCCCGGCAAAACCTATGACAACGCTGTGGGAGACTGCAGCAGTCAGGATGCCGGACGGATCAACAAAAGAGGTAGAGAGGAGCCGCATCTATGTACCGGCCACGATATTCGACAACCAGAAGCTCCTGGACAATAACCCGGCATATCTGGCAGACCTGGCCATGAAGCCGGAAGCAGAAAGAGAGGCGCTGCTCTATGGGAATTGGGACAGCTTTGAGGGTCAGGTGTTTACAGAATGGGTAAATGATCCAGATCATTACGAAGATCACAGGTACACCCACGTCATAGAGCCCTTCCAGGTGCCGTCGTACTGGAGGTTTTACCGGGGGTTTGACTTTGGATACGCAAAACCTTTTTCCGTCGGCTGGTACGCAGCGGATCCAGATGGATGCATGTACAGGATAAGAGGGTGGTACGGATGCAAACCAAATCAGCCAAACACGGGAATCATGATAGACCCGCACGAGATCGCAAAAGGAATCCGAGAGGTGGAAGAAACCGATGAAAACCTAAAGGGCAGGAAGATAAGGGCAATCGCAGACCCATCCATATTTGACAGATCAAGAGGGGAATCCGTAGCAGACCAGATGATGCAGGAGAGGGTATACTGGGAGCCTGGGGACAACACAAGAATTGCCGGAAAGATGCAGTATCACTATAGGTTAGCCTTTGATAAAAATGGGAAATCCATGTTTTATGTTTTTAACACATGCAAGGACTTTATCCGCACAATACCGTCACTGGTATATGACGAGAAAAAGGTGGAGGATATCGACACAACACAAGAGGATCACATTTACGACGAGTGCAGATATGTGCTCATGGCAGATCCGATCAAGCAGAGAAAAAACGAGATGAAAAAAGATAATTACGGCGACGATCCCCTAGATCTGCGGCCGGGAAAAGGAGCGAAAGGATGGCAGATGTAACAAAAAAGACGGTAGACACACAACCGAGAAGCACCGGGGCTATTACGGATGAGGATATCAAAAAGCTCTACAAGGTATTCCAGGATTACAGCGAGGGCAAACAGGTGCTAAACCAGAGGATCAAATCAGCAGAATCATGGTATAAGGCGCAGCACTGGAAGGAACTGCGAAAAGAAGAGGACGAACCAGCAAGCGCCTATCTGTTTAACATGCTTATTAACAAGCATGCAGATGCTATGGACAACTTCCCGGCTCCAAACGTGCTGCCGCAGGAGGAATCAGACCAGGAAACAGCAAGCATGCTGTCAAAGATCGTACCGACAATCCTGGAAAAGTGCAATTACGAAAAGGCCTATTCGGACGGTTGGTGGAGCAAACTAAAGACAGGAACCTCGGCCTTTGGGGTTTTTTGGAATCCGGGGATAGATAACGGTCTGGGAGATGTAGATGTAAAAGAAATTGACATGATGAACCTGTACTGGGAGCCAGGAATAAGGGATCTGGAACAGTCAAAATACATATTTGTGACAGCGCTAAAAGATAACGACGATCTGTTGATGCAGTATCCGTTTTTAGAGGGGCCAGGAACAGATGAAACACCGCAGACACACTATGAATCCGAGGACTATGTAGACAGGACAAACCAGACCTCTGTATATGATTGTTATTACAAAAAGCAAATAGGCAGCAGGACAGTGATCCACTATATCAAGTTTATCGAGGGACATCTTTTGTACGCCTCAGAAAATGACGAGAATTGCGCGAACGGATTTTATGAAAATGATGAGTATCCGATCAAACTGGACGTAATGTTCCCGGAAAAGGAAAGCCCGGCAGGATTTGGGTATCTGGACGTGATGAAAGATCCGCAGATGTTTATCGACAAGATGGACGGCATCATCCTGCGGCATGCAAAAAGGACATCACAGCCCAGGTGGTTTGTGACGGATGGGCTGGGACTGAATGAAGAGGAGTTTTTGGGAGATGGACCGATCGTACATGTCCAGGGTATGGTGTCGGATGATAGATTACGGCAGCAGCAGTTGGCAGGGCTGGATTCGGCGGTTTACAACCGACTGGCAGGAAAAATAGACGAAATCAAAGAAACATCAGGAAACACAAGCTACGCCCAGGGGACAACCTCATCTGTTACAGCGGCATCGGCCATTGCCGCCCTGCAGGAAGCATCCGGGAAGCTGTCAAGAGATATGATCCGCATGACATACAACGCCTACTCCTGCCTGGTACGCCTGGTGATAGAGAGGATCAGACAGTTTTACAATGAGCCGCGGACTTTTCGGGTGATCGGGGACAATGGAGAGACAACATGGCCGCAATTCTCCAACCAGATGATGAGATCACAAGCCCAAAAAGGGATAGCAGGCGTGGAATTTGGAGAAAGAAAACCGACATACGACATAAAGGTATCAGCGCAAAAAGCGTCACCATACAGCAAGGTAGCGCAGAACGAACTGGCCAAAGAGTTATATTCAGCGGGTGTATTTAATCCGGAGCTGTCAGACCAGGCACTGGCCATGCTGCAGATGATGGATTTTGACGGCAAAGACCTGGTAATACAGAGGGTATCGCAAAACGGCACCATGTATCAGCAGATTCAGCAGTTACAGCAGACAGTAATGCAGCTTGCGACAATCGTGGACGCCCAGAATGGATCAACCATAGCACAAAACGCGGCAGCATCAATGGGACGGGGAGAACCAAGCACAGGCCAGATGACAGCCGGAAGTGCAAAAACAAACTCACTGGGAGATCCGGTGGACACAAAAGGGATAGTCGCAAATGCCAAAGAAAAAACGGCATCAAGAGCCAGCGTATCGTAGGAGGAAGCATGACACATATAAAAACGAACTGCGAAGGAACGAATATGCGAATCACAATGACCGGACATGCCGGGTACAATCCGGGGAATGACATTGTCTGCGCAGCAGAATCCATACTCATGAGAACGCTCTTAGAAAGCCTGGAGGGGGCAAGTGCCAGGTACGATGAAAAAGAAGCATACATGGAAATTGTGGCGCCGGTGAATCCGGTGAACATACTGATCTGGGATACGATAAAGAAAGGGTATCGGCTCCTGGAAAAAAAATATCCCCAAAATGTAAAATTGCACAGGTAAAAGGGAGAAATAAATAAAAACGTGTGAAATAATGAAGTTGACATGAAACTCATGTCATACAATCCATTTTAAATCATCCCCTCACCAGGAGGGAGGCATCACCTCCCTCCGAAATGGAAAAAGACACTTCGGAAAGACGATGTATGGCACTTCGGAAAGACGATGTATGACATGCGGAAAGGCGCGAAAAGAATGAAAAGCAAATTATTAACATTTTTTGATGGAGAAGCTACAGGCAGTGATAACGGTCAGGTCGCCGCTGACCAGACGGGCAGTGATACAACTCAGGTCGCCACTGAGGAAAAAGAAGATCTCGATGCGGACTTTGAAGCGTTGATTAAGGGCAAGTATAAAGCCCAGTATGACGCAAGATTCCAGCAGGGGATCAATGCAAGACACAAAGACTACATGCAAAACAAACAGCAGCTGGAATCCTTGAATCCCATGTTGGACATGCTGAAAGAAAAATATGGCGTGTCAGATGTAAAAGACCTGCAGAAAGCCATCATGAACGATGATTCGTACTACGAAGAGGAAGCCATGGAAAGAGGTCTGACTGTAGAGCAGCTCAAATACATGAAGCAGATGGAACGGGAGAATAAAGCCTACAAGGCCAGAGAGCAGGAATCCATCCAGGAACAGATGCAGCGGGAAAAGATCGAGGGTTGGCTTCGACAGGAGGCGCAGTTCAAACAGAAAGCGCCGGACTTTTCTCTGCGGGAGGAGCTTGCGAACCCGGAATTTGAGCGTCTGCTGGCAGCAGGGGTCAATGTGGAGACTGCATTTAACGTCATCCACCAGGATGAGATCATGAGCGGAGCCATGAATTATACCGCAAAAAAAGCAGTAGAAAAAACAGTAAACGACATAAAAGCAAGAGGAATGAGACCGTCAGAAAATGGTCTGGGCACAACAGCCACAGAGCCAAAAAGAAAAACGGTTGGAGAAATGACCGGGGAAGAAATCTTGGAAATGGCAAACAAGGCCAAAAAAGGAGAAAAGATCTCATTCTGACAGCAGAAGGGAGAAACATGAAAAAAAAATTATTTTTGATTAACGGAACACCGGAAAAGCTCCTGACATTTTTTGCAACAGGAGAAAACACAACGACAGACATCAATGCGACGACAACAGACACGTTGACGCCGGAGATGAAAACATACTACGACAAGCTGCTCATCAAGCTGACAGGCCCTGCGCTGGTACACGATCAGTTTGCCCAGAAGAGAAACATCCCCAAAAACGGAGGCAAAAAGATTGAATTTAGAAAATTTGATCCACTCCCGAAAGCATTAACACCTCTGACAGAGGGCGTGACCCCGAAGGGAAAGAAGATGTCCGTAACAGACATCACAGCAGAAGTATCCCAGTATGGAGATTACATTTTACTGTCTGACGTGATCCAGATGACATCCATTGACCCGATTGTTGTGGAGGCAACGGAGGAGATCGCAGAGCAGGCAGGAAAAACGCTTGACACCATCACGAGAGAGGTTATCAATGCCGGAACAAATGTCCAGTATGCGGGAGGTGCTGCAGCAAGAAGCGCAATTACAGCAGCGAACGTGCTGAATGTTGCGGAAGTCATGAAGGCCGTGACAACCCTGAAAGGGCAGAACGCAAAACCGGTAGGGGACAGTTTTGTAGCAGTCCTCCACCCGTATGTAGCACTTGATCTCATGAGGGACGAGGAATATAAAGAAATTTTCAAGTACACAAACGCAAAGCCGATGTACGAAGGAGAGATCGGAAAGTTCTCAAATGTGAGATTCGTGGAATCCACAGAAGCGAAGATCTGGAACCTGGCCGGAGACGGGGTATCTGTATTCTCCACACTGGTGATCGGGAAGAACGCATATGGCACTACAGAAGTAGAGGGAGGCGGCCTGCAGCACATCGTGAAACCGCTGGGAAGCTCTGGCGCGGCAGACCCGCTGGACCAGAGATCAACCGTAGGCTGGAAAGCGTTAAAGACAGCCGTGCTGCTTGTGCAGCAGTACATGGTGAGAATCGAGAGCTCTGCATCCCAGTACTCAAAAGCAGCAGCGAACTAAGGAGGGGTGAAGATGCCAACAAAGACAGAAGCAAAAGTCGAAGAAGCAAAAGTCGAAGAAGCAAAGAAGCTGACACCGAATGATCCGGGATACTGGGACGAGAAGATCCAATACAAACCGTTTTATGACGGGGCGTTTTACAAGGACGACATCTACGTAGCAGTAAACGGAGAAAACCGGGTAATCAAAAGAGACATTGACGAACCGGTGATGCTGGAACGAAAATTCGTCCAGGCGATCAAAGATGCAGAAGAGCAGCAGAGAGCAGCCAGAAGATATCAGCTGGCACACATCAATAACGAGGTATAAAAGAGGGAGGCGGTGCGAAAGTACCGCCTTTTTCAGAAAGGAGAAACATGGTCAAGATCAAAAGAAGGACGATGTACATCCCGAAAGATGAGGCATACATAGGGACGGTGAATGACAGCAATTCAGAATCCCGCGTATTTGTCATCGAAAGAGAAGAAGGGACGCCAGACCTGTCAGCACTTACATTTAAACTGATCCTGCGAGACGAAAACGATAATCCAAACGAAGCGTATCTGGAAAAGGCTGTATCAGAAAACGAGATACATCTGACATGGGGAATCCTGCCGTCGGACGTGGGAACGAGCGGGACATTGCTGGCACAGATCAAAGCGTTTGACGAACAGGGAGAAGTGCGCTGGAATTCGTTCACGGGCGCTTTTTACGTAGAACAGAATCTGCAAGAACCGGACGCATCAGGGAAATTGTCGGACTATGAGGCACTGCAGAAAAAAGTAGAAAATGCGCTGGGCGAGGTCGAAGAACTGAAAAGAACAGGGCTGAAAGGAGACCCGGGCCCGCAGGGAGTAAAAGGAGAAAAAGGAGACAAAGGAGATCCGGGTCCACAGGGAGTAAAAGGAGAAACAGGGCTGAAAGGAGATCCGGGTCCACAGGGGATAAAAGGCGAAAAAGGAGACAAAGGAGATCCGGGTCCACAGGGGATAAAAGGAGAAAAGGGAGATCCCGGGAGCTTGAACGGCCTGATGGATGCAGTGACAGAATATACTGCAGAATCACAGTACGCGCTGCCGAATAGCGGAGACAAATTAAAAACGTGGCTTGGGAAAGCGCAGAAAGCGTTGTCGGATGCAAGAGACGGGGAGACGGGAACGGTTGAATACACGATACCACAATCGTACACAGAACCAAAGCCTGGAATCACGTTAAAAACATTTATGGGAAGAGTGACGAAGGGACTGGCAGATTTGTTTGCGGGCCTGGCGCTCAAGATCAATGCAAGCAAAATCCTGTCCGAAGAAGAATGGAGCGCCGCAATATCAGAGAGAGGATATCTGGCGGATGCCAAAGATGTAAAGGATAGCCTTACGCAGCTAAACACGAATATTGACAAGCATGGAACTTATGATAAGTTGCTGTCCTACTCCGGCACCGAACAGTCAAGCTACACAGTATCAGACATGAGCAAATATCGATACTTGTATGTTGTAGAACAATATGCAGATGGCGTGTCTATATACAGACAAGCTTTTGTACCAATAGAATTATTTCGATTATCCTGCAATACTGGATATAATTCTTGGCTGACAACAGATCGTTTCCAGTTGAGATGGGTAGGTAAAACACAGCTGCAGGCAACTAGAGTGTCCGGAACCACAGGTCGCGCTTTAACCGTATATGGTGTGTATTAAAATGAAGAATCCGTTAAATAGGTAAAACTAAACCTGCAAATAGAGGCTCCACTATAAGCAGAACCGTAATTGTATAAGGTCACTCGCCCATCTGGATCCACACTGATCTGATAGTTGGAATTGCGTGTAGATACAACAATGTTGCGCCGAATCGGCCGGAAGGGCGCATCCAACGTGGCAATAGTTGTTTCGCCAGCAGGAGCCTTTGTGATATCGCCTCCATAATTCACTGATACAGTATTTCCGATTCTGTCAGCATACATCGTGCCAGCCAATAATCCCCCGGTATACTGTTTTGATACCGCAGATAATTTCGTGTTTCGTTGCGAAAAGAAAGGAGAAAAAATGCACATAGAATTAAGAACCGGCACACCAATAGCCGGAACATGTAAAAGAATAAATGAAAACTTAATCAAAATCGAACTGCCGGATATCGTGCCGACAGAAGAAGAAATAAAAGAATTGAAAGTAGTAAGAGAAAGCGGGGAACTGCTTTTTGATGGAACGGGATATGACACCATTTATCGAACAATCGAAAATGGCTACATCTTGTCAAATGACGGCAGTGTGTACGTGCCACCAGCAGAGCCGGATCCGGAGCCGGTCTATGAACTTACCCTTGATGAGCTTAAAACGGCCAAGAAGCAGGAAGTGAGTGCTGCCTGCGAGCAGACCATTGCAAAGGGTGTTGATGTGCAGCTTCCGGGCGGCGTGGAGCATTTTTCTTTGACCGCTAATGACCAGATTAACCTAATTGGAAGTCAAGCTGCGGTTGCTGCCGGTGAGCAGCAGATCGCATACCATGAGGATGGCAAACCGTGCCGGTATTACACACCAACAGAGATTAGTCTTATCGTGCAGCAGACAATGTTTTGGATCGGATATCACAGGACGTATTGTAATAGCATCAATATGTGGATCCAGGCCGCAGCGGATAAAGATGTCTTACAGGAGATTTATTATGGCGCAGATGTGCCCGCAGAGCATCAGTCCGAAGTGCTGAAAGATTATCTGGCCAAGATTGCGGCAAGCGCAAAATAAGGGAGAGAACGAAATGAGATGGTATGTAGAAGAGCTGATATTGTCGTGGATAGGCGGAGCAATATACATAGCATTGGAAATGATTTGGAGAGGGAGAACGCACTGGACGATGTTCTTTCTGGGAGGCCTGTGCTTTGTATTGATCGGTTTGATCAATGAGCTGATACCATGGTGCATGCCACTCTGGCAGCAGACATTAATCGGGACTGGGATTATCACATCATTGGAATTTGTGACCGGCTGCATTGTCAATCTGGCACTGGGATGGAATGTGTGGGACTACAGCGAGATGCCGGGGAACGTCCTGGGACAGATATGCCCGCAGTATACGGTGTTATGGATTCCGGTATCACTGGCTGGGATATTCACGGACGATTATTTAAAATTCGGAATTTGGGGAAGGGAAAAACCACATTATTGCATGTGGAGGCACAAGGCAGCAGAAAGTCAATAAAAAGAAACTTGCAAGCAACATATAAGCGCAATGCAAAGACGGGCAATGTTTCGGCAGAGAAAAAAATAGAGGAAAGCGAAAAGAAGGAATACGATGAAAGTTAAGGATGCAATAGAAAAGACAAATCAACTGAAAGCAAACGTATACAGCGAAGAAAACATGTCAGAGTGGCTGTCGGAACTGGAAAACTATGCCATCGAGAGCGTATTTAATCGGGCGGAAGGAAACGACTTTCCGCCGGTGAAATATTCCTACGAAGACGACGAAGAAAAAGAGTTGATGATACCGGATCCTTATTCGGAGATCTATATTTACTATCTTGCAGCAAAAATCGACTATTGGAACAAGGAACTGGATTCCTACAACAATAACATGAGCATGTACAATGCATCATACAGTAGCTTTGCGGCAAAATACCGGAGGGAACACATGCCGAAGCAGACAAAGCGCCCGCCGGTATTTTTGCATTAAGGAGGATATATGGAGACACTGCCAAGCCTTACGGCATCTTCAAGGACGGTGCAGTCGGTATCTGATTTCAGGGGATATAACCACAACCTGGTAATTGACGACAACCAGTTTTATGACATGAGAAACCTGACGCTGGATGAATATCCGGTACTGACACAGCGCCAGCCGCGCGGAACAATAAAAAAACTAAATAAACCAAACGGATTATTTGCGAAGAACAAAATCGTATATGCAGATGGGACAAATCTTTATTACGGAGACGAACTGATCGCACAGGTGACGGACAGCAAAAAGCAGTTTGCATCCATGGGAGCCTATATCCTGGTGTGGCCGGACAAGATCATGTACAACACGTTTGATGGCACTGTTACAAACCTGGAAAACAAAACGGAATTTACAGGGACGGTAAAGATTGAAAAGGCCAATATCTCGGATTCCCAGCAAACAACAACGGACTACACATCGTATGTGAGGATCACAGCAACAGGAATAGGAAAAGGGTTTAAACAGTACGACGGTGTATCCATATCCGGAATCTCACAGGAAGATCTGAATGCAACGAAAGTGTTATGGGAAGTGGCGGATGATTCCGTACTGGTGATTGGATCCGTAGAAAAGACGATAGAAGAGCAGATGACGATCACCCTGGAAAGAAAAGTGCCGGACATGGAATTTTTCACGGAATCAGAAAACCGGTTATGGGGATGCTCTTCAAAGAATCATGAATTATATGCATGCAAAATCGGGGACCCGACAAACTGGAACGCATTTGAAAACCTGTCAACAGATTCCTACGCGGTAACGATCGGATCAGATGGGGACTTCACGGGAGCGGCAACCTACATGGGGTACGTCCTGTTTTTCAAGGAAGACACCATCCACACGGTCATGGGAAACAAACCGGCCAATTACCAGGTACAGGGATCCAAGGGAAGAGGAATAGAGAAAGGCTCGGAGCTTTCACCGGTGATTGTAAACGAGACGCTATATTACAAAGCGAGAACCGGAATCGTAGCATACCAGGGAACATCAGCAACGTCCATAGCCTCAGATATGGGAACGGTACAGTACAAAGATGCTGTGGCGGGGTATCTGGGAAACAAATACTACTGTTCCATGAAACAGGGAGAAAAATATTATCTGTTCTGCTACGATGAAAGCAAAGGAATGTGGACAAAGGAAGATGAAACACAGGCGCTCTTCATGACGACACTGGGAAACAATCTATACTACATAGATGAAGAAGGGTATTTAAAAACCATCACAGGAGAGGACGATGAGAACATCCAGTGGGAAGCGATCTCAGGAGAGATCATGATGGCGTACAACAGAAAATATCTCTGCAAGATTAATATAAGGGCAACGTTGGAAGAGAGGGCAACGCTGGAAGTCTGGGTACAATACGACAATGAAAAAACATGGACCAGGGTAACAACGATAACAGCTAGGAAGCACAGAGCCTACGACATTCCGGTTATGCCGCGCAGATGCGACAGGCTGAGAATAAAGCTGTCAGGGCGAGGAAAAAGCTGGATCTACGGCATAGACAAGCAATTTGAGATGGGAAGTGATGCATGTGTCAACATGGGGCGGCATTGACATACCGGATATAAAATCAGACGACCTGCTGAACGAAAAAAAGATAAGCATGATAATGCAGCAGCTACAGCTGATCGACAGAAACATAAGGTTTGCAATGTACAATCTGGATCCGGAAGAGAATTTTGACAAAGCAGCGCTTGCATCCTACAACGGGTTGAAATCAGAAGTAAAGAAGCTAGGAAAGGACGGAACGGAATACAGAACACTCATCGAGCAGACAGAAGAAAAGATAAGGCTGGAAGCGGAGCGGGCATCAGCGGCGGAAGGAAAACTAAGCGCGGCCCTGGAGGTAACTGCAGAGGGGATCGCATCAAAGGTGTCAAAGGACGGGATCATATCCGCCATAAACCAGTCAGCAGAACAGGTCTTAATACAGGCGCAGAAAATAAATCTGGACGGAGAACTGACAGCGGGAAAAAACTTCCGTTTGAACATCAACACAAATACAAAACTATATGATGTCCTGGGGCTGAACTACAAAGATGGAGTGCACACGTTAATGACAGGCATTAAGCCCGGAGACATTGCGGTACATTTCGACGACATTGTAGCAAGCATGAGCACGGACGGATTCGCCTTTTCGAAGGATGATGGGACAATAGATGCATTGTACGGGAAAAACGCATATACGAAAGGATACGGAGATTTCAGAGGGGGCATATTTGTAGGTTCTGGGTCAGGACTGGCGACAAGGTACGGGGACAACATGCTGATACAGGACTACGGAAACGGAAACGTGGCGTCGAACGCCGCAGGAGGAACACTGCTCGTGGGATACAAAAACACAACGGGGGTGCAAATAATACCGGAAATACATGGGAATATAACAATAACAAAAGATCCAAGCGCAGCAGTCTACCCAGATGTTGAAGTATGGGGAAATGTGGTTGTGCACGGAATTGTTTATTACGACGGTTTGGAGCAAAATTAAGGAGGGACAGCATGGCAACATATCAGATCAAGAAAGGAGATACACTTTCAGGAATTGCGAAGCAGTACGGCGTATCGGTGGGAGATATTGCCTCTGCCAACGGAATCAGCAACCCGAACAAAATAAGCGCAGGGGCAACGCTGACAATTCCAGGGGGTGGCGGGGCGACAAGTACATCATCAAGCAGCGTATCATATTCTTCCTCATCATCAGGAGGAAAACCGGCATACGCGCCGTCAGACCGAACAAATGAAGCTTATGAGAAATATCAGACAGCACAGAACAACAAACCAAATGCATACCAGGAATCCCAAACATTGGGAGATTTAAGGAAGCAGTTAGAAGATTTTGAAACAAAGAAACCGGGAGATTATCAGAGTGCATACAAAACGCAAATAGATGATATTCTGGGGCAGATCTTAGGCAAAGGGGACTTTAACTGGGATCCAAACAAAGACCAGCTCTACCAGTCCATGGCAGACCAATACAGGGTAAAAGGAAACAAAGCCATGAGGGATACCATGGGAAGCGCAGCAGCCATGACGGGAGGGTATGGCTCTTCCTACGCGACAACAGCGGGGCAACAGGCGTATGATGACTACATGCAGCAGTGGGCAGACCGGGCAACGGACTACTACAACATGGCCTTGCAGCAGTACAACAGCGAAATGAACAATCTAAACAACAAAATGTCGGCACTCCGGACGGCGGATGACACGGATTACGGAAGATACCGAGATACAGTAAACGACTGGTACACAGACAGAAATTACCTGACAGACAAGGTAAATACACAGTACGACAACGAATACGGGCAGTACAGGGATACAGTAAGTGATTATTACAATGACCTGGAAGCGGCAAGAGCACTGTATCAGCAGCTGTACGGGGAGGATTGGGACAAGTACCAGTCAGATCTCAGCCAGTACAACACAGACAGGAACTATGATTTTGAAGTAGCACAGGCGGACAGAGAATATCAGCTGGCATTGAAAAAGCTTGCGGCATCAGGAAGCGGATCATCTGGAAGTTCATCAAAGAAAAAGGATCCGGTGACATACAACGAGGCAATTTCAGGGGCAAAAAAGAAAGGAACAGGGACATCAGCCCAACTGAGCTATGTGAATAAATTGCACGACAACGGGCAAGTAACAGATTCGATGTACACAAGATTGTACAACGAAATCATAGGGGGATACACACCGGGGTACGCAAAAACCAAAAAATAATAGGAGGTAACATATGGCATCGCAGGCACAGATAAAAGCAAGGGAAAAACTGATGGATATAAGGAAAAAACGGGAAGAGGAAGAGGAAGAATACTCTTCCCGTACTTCATATTCGGAAGATGAAGATCCGATGAAAGTGGCAAGAAGAAAGCTGGAAACCATCAAAGGAAAACCCATAGGAAGCAACACAAGCAGACTGGATGCTCTGAGGAAGTCAGCAGAAGAAAGAAGAATAAGACAGGAAGCGCTGAATAAATACAAGAGGATCGTAGGAACAGATAATGCGGAAGAAGTAAAGAGGATAGGAAGCGTAGGACAGGCGCTGGATGAAAGAATACAAAGGTCAATGGGCGTCAAGGGAGACAGGATCGGTTCAGAGAGACTGGAAAGAGCCGTAGCTTTGGATCGAATGAAAAAAAGCACTGCCGAAAAGGATGCACTTGAAAAAGACACACAGTATTACAAAAGGCTTCTGACAGATGATTCCCAGATGGACGCAAGCACCAGAAGACAAGCGCTTGAAAAATTAAAAAGAACCATCATGACAGAACAGATCACCGGGGATTCAAAGACGCTTTCCGACCTTTCCAAAAGCTTTTCAAACGCAACCGGAAAGAAGGTATCACAGACAGATGCCTACCAGATGCTGGAAAATGCCCAGGGGCAAATCGACCGAGACAAATACGATCAGAAGATGGGAGAAAAGCGGAAAGAGCTGGAAAAGGTTCTGGATGAAAAGGGATTTGAAACAGCGGCAAAAAAAGGAAGCCAGATCGCACAAAAAAAGACAGTATACAATGCTGATATGCTGGCAGGATACCAGAACGAGGACAAATCATACCCTGATATTTTCAAGAACCAGACAGAGTACGAACAGTACCAGGACATGACAGATACAGAGAAGGATGTATTTGATTACTATCTGGCCACAGAAGGAGTACAGAAAGCAAAAGAATACTTAAATACCATAAAGAGGGATATCACAAAGAGGCAGAACGAAGCTTACACAGAGAAAATGAAACAGTACGCAACGGAGCACCCGACACTATCATCGGAATCATCGGTGGCAGCAGGATTTGCAACAGGCCTCGGAGCTTTGGAGACTATGCGCCAAAACGCAGAGAACGTCCTAACAGGAAACAATGCACCGGTAGATATAAATTCGAAGCCATTCAGACCGATAAATGCTCAAAGCACCATCAGAAACACTGTGATGGAAAACTTCCAGGGAAGCGAAGATGTAAAAGCCTTAAAGAGATTCCTGTACCAGACCGGAATGTCTATGGCAGATTTTGGGGCAAAGGCGGCAGCAGGAGCATTAGTGGGAGGATTTGCAGGAGAAGCTGCATCTCTTGCCGGAGCATCTGCAGAGAGGGCAGCACAGATCACAGCGACGATATCGAAGAACGCATCACTTCCGATCATGGGCGCAGGAGCAATGTCCCAGACAGTAAAAGAAGTGATCGAGAATGGAGGAACCAACGATCAGGCTATGCAGCTGGGGTTGATTGCAGGAGCGGCGGAAATGGTAACGGAGAGGCTGGGAATCGACAATCTCTCTAAGTTATCAAGCCAGGGTGTAAATTCCGTAAAGAGGGCAGTGCACAAGATCATCGCAGAAGGTGCAATCCCGGAAGGTCTGGAAGAAGTTGTTTCGGACATCGTAAACAACGTTGCCAACGACGCGATCATGCAGGAAAACTCAGATTTTAATCGGGCTGTTGAACGGTACATGACACCGAATGCAATGACAGGGGAACACATTTCAAGAAGACAGGCAGAAGATCTGGCGATGAAAGACAGAATCAAGAATATGGCACTTTCATTTGCAGGTGGGGCACTGTCTGGTGGAATCATGGCAGCAGGAGCCTATGGAAGCGGTTATGTCGAGGGAGGATACCTGGGAAGAGAATTAAACAGCTACGAAGATTTTAGTGATGCACAGCTCATCAGAGACGGAAAGGCTATGACCGGAACAAATTCTGCGGATCTGGCAGAATACTACGAAAGGAAAGGAAAACTTTCTGACAGGCAGAGAGCAGAACTGTTCAACCAGATTTTGCAGGATTCGGACGGAAAATACACGCCATCGCAGGAAATTGCACAGAATGAGACGGAAGATGCACAGACCGGGGAGGAAATTGCACAGGAAGCAAAGCCGGTAGAATTGACGGCAGAGGATTTGCAGGAACCACAGATTGACGAACAGGCAAAAGAAAAGAAGGTGGTGCAGGAAAATGTACGACAAAGAGAAAAAGAGCCGGAAACGGGCACACAGCGAAGCGTAGAAGGGGTAAATTACAAAGGTCTACAGGGAGATATTGAAGGAATCGACCGGGTAGAAAACGGAAAGATATATGCACGGGTAAACACAGGGGATGCAACAATCGTGCAGCCGGTAAGCAACTTAAACTTCGACAATGCTATCACACAGGCACTCTACCAAACGGCGGAAGGATACAAAAATGCCGGAGCAAGAAATTTCGTGATGGAGTACAACGGAGAAAGCTTGATAGCGTACAAAAAAGGATTCAATGCATATTACGATGCAGCGACTGTAGGGATCCCGATGAGAAAAGTGAACAGTGTATACGGAAACATGCTTACGGAAAAACAAAAAGCAGCGGCGTATGCAGCTGGCGAAACAGACCTTAATTTCGAACAAAGGTATGAAAACTTAAAAGTGGCGCGTGCGACCAAGACAGCAGGATCGCAGGTACTAGAAAATGACGCTTTCAGAAACCTGACGAAGGAAAACCAGACAATATTAAAAGCATATGCAAAGATGTCCGGGGCAAACGTGGTGGTAGATGAGACGATTTCAGCGGGAAACGGACGGTATGCGAACGGCTACTACGACAATAACGGAACGATCCACATTGCAGCGGACGCAACAAGCCCGATAAGTGTGGTGGCAAACCACGAACTGACGCACTACCTGCAGCAGTATTCACCAATTTATGATGAGTACAAGAAAGAGGTCATCAACTATCTGATGCAAAAAGAAAACATGCCATTGGACGGTTTGATTGAAAGACACATGTCAAATTACGAGAATGCAGGTCGCCAGATTTCCAGAGAAGAAGCCATGGACGAAATCGTGGCAAATGCAAGCGAAATGTTCCTGACGGATGAATCAGCAGTACAGCAGCTGGTAAAAGAAAACAAATCAATCGGAGAAAAGATTCTGGACTTCTTCAAGGAGTTCATTTCGAACCTGAAAGAAATGCTCACAGGATACGAACCAAAGAGCAAAGAGGCCCAGATGCTCAATGAGAGCCTGGAAGCGGCACAGAAAGCGGAGAAGATCTGGCTGGAAGCCATGCAGGATGCAAGGCGGGCAGGGCAGAAAACACCGGCGAATTCTGTGACCGGTGGCGAAATCAAGAAATCCTTTAGTCTAAAGGAAGACGTGGAAGAGACAAAAGATTTAATTGCCGTGCACAATATCACGGAAGATAAATTAAATAAGCAGCTGGAATTAGAAGGATTCCCTATGATTTCCATAGCCGTAACAAAAACGGACATAGGACATAGCGATTTCGGCGACATTTCTGTTGTGTTCACGAAAGATACCATTGATCCGGTGAACAAAAAGAACAAGGTGTATTCTGCGGATGCTTGGACGCCAACATTCCCGCGAATCGAATATGAAGCAAACTATGAAGCCGCAAGAAAAGCACAGGACAGGATAAACGGGATCGCAGATAAAATGAACCCGGAAATCGGAAGAAAAGTTAAATCGTTTGCAGCTGGCCTGGAATACAATCTGGATGACTACGGAGGATATGAGGGAACGGTACAAAAAGCGCTGCGGGATAACAATATGAAAGCAGCATACCTGACGGATAAAGGAGAGAGTGTAGACGTAGAATACAAAGAAACACGAACGGAAATGAAGGAGGTTGATAGAGAGATATCACAAAAACTGATAGATGTTTTCGGAAATGATATTGATAATATTGCAAAAGAGAAAAAGTCAGAAATGGTTTCGAAATACGGAGACCAGATCAGGAAAGCATTGATGGATTACTACTTGGAGCAGGGGATAGGTGAGGAAACCGCAAAATCTGTAGTAGATGCAACGACCGGATTTGAAATCGCAAGTCAGGTAAGAAAAGCAAGAAACTTCAAAGAGAATGGCGGAATAGAGGTAAAAAGGGAAGAAGACTGGACAGGAACAAATAAGAAAACAGATGACAGAATAAATAAATCTGATTATGAAAAATGGGTAAGGGACATTTTTTCTGGAATCGAGGAAAAATCTGGCCTGTGGAACGGAAAGGATCCGTTTACGCGTTCGGGAAACAGAAGGAGCTTCGATTCTACCCATTATGCTTACAATGCAGAGAACATTGTAAAGGCAATGATTGCACAATCGGACGATGTAAAAAATACAATCGGATTCCTTGGAATCAAAACTGTAAGAGCAGCGGCAGCAGATGAATTTAAGAGCATAGATGATATCAAAAGGAGCAGAAGCAGGCTGCAGAGCACGGATGCGGAAGGATACAGAAAAGAACTGAACGCACTGGAAAGCAGATTAGCATCCACGATGGAAGAAGTTGCGGGGAAAGAGAAGGATCTGTTCAATCATGCGGATGCCATGAACCGCATAGGAGAAACGATCCTTGATGCGTCAAAAAATCCGACACAGGGAAATGTGAAGAAGGTTTTTGAGAAAAACGGATGGGAAATCACAGATGCACAGGCGAAGGAATTTTCGAACATAATAAAAGGCGTCAAAGAGATGCCTGTAGATATGTTTGAAGCGAAGCCGCAGCGCGTGATCGGATACGATGAAGTGGCATATTGGGTGGTTCCGGATTCTACATCGGAGACAACGAGAAGGAATATTGAAAAAGTATCCGGAAATGCACAGATTCTTGAATACGAGAAAGGAAATGAGAACCAGAGAAAAGAAATCTTGAACAGCCTGAAAGATGTGAAATTTTCCATGCAGGAAGACGGAAAAGAGGATCTGCGATACCAGATGGAGGACACATCCGAAGTAGACTACGATACACTGAAAGCGGAAAACAAGGACCTGAAAGAATTAAACAGCATATTGGGAGGGATGATAAAGGCCACAAAGGGAATAGAACCGGATCAGGAGGCAATAAAGAAGGTCGGAAAGAAAATTCTGAAAGACTATAACTCAGATTATAATCTGGATACATTTACAAGAAATATGACCGGCATATGGAAGTATATATCAGGATCCAAAAACATAGATGCCGAGCAGGTAGCAATAGCCACGGCGGATATGGCAAAGGGAATCCTGGAACACGCAAAGGTAAATGTAAACGAGAGATACGCAGAGCAGTATAAAGATCTGGCAAAAGAGGTAAGACAGATCAAGTTGGAAGTGCCGGAAGAGATGAGGGGAGATTTCGACCGGGAAGGAGGATATGCAGAATTCCGAAAGAGAAATTTCGGAACGTTAAAGCTGGGAAAAGAAGGGCAGAGCATTGATTCTTTCTACCAGTCCTTGGCAGAAAGATACCCGGAGCTGTTTGACGAAACTATATACACCAACCCTGCGGATCAGCTCATGCACATAGCGGAAGTAATGGAGAGTATAAAGCCGAAGTATGAAAATGCATTTGGAATGGATCTTGATGAAGCGGCGGCAGATCTGGCGCATGAAATCTATCAGTCGTATTTTGATATTGCAGCAGGAAAAGGCTCTATTGATTCGATCAGAAAGAATGTGATAGAAAAAGAGCGGTTGAAATACCAGAAATACAGGGAGAAAATGCGGGATGATTACAAAAAGTACAGAGAGGAGTACAGAGGGAATTTTGCGCAGAGAAGAAAAGAGAATTTTGAAAAGAAAGCCTATTCGAAAAACATCGAACAGACAGCAAACAGATTAAGCAGATGGCTTTTGAATCCAACGAACACCAACAGCGTTCCGGAGAGCTTACGGGGACCGGTGGCGGAGTTCTTAAATTCCATCAATTTAAGCAGCAAGGATGTAAACGTGTACGGGAATCCTACGCAGAGAACGCTTAAATGGCAGGCTCTATCGAGAGCATATGAGAATATCATCAAGGCGCAGGACAAGTCAGAATACACGGGACAATTTATAGATCTGGATCCGGATCTGGTAAATATGTTGAACGATCTGACGGAAAAGAACAAAGAGGTAATGCTTGCAGACATGACCGTGCAGGACATGAAGGAACTGAACCGGTTGATAACAGCTGTGAAAAAATCCATCGAAAGCACAAACACATTGCTTGCAACAGAGAACTACAAGAGAGTGTCGGATCTGGGAGAGAAGTTCCTGGAAGAAAACGAGAAAAAAGAAAGTGCAAAGGAAAGTGTATACAGAACCGTAAATACAGCAAGAAACTTCATGAAGCTGGATATGCTGGATTCAAGAACGTATTTCAATTCCATGGGAAAAGCTGGAATGGACATATACGGGGCATTGAGAAACGGGCTGGATAAAAAAACGAGAAATATCAAAATTGCGCACGACTACATCAAAAATCTGATGGGAGAAACAGATATATCAGAGTGGTCGGGAGACAAGGCGAAGCTGCACGAATTCGAAACCGAGGGAAGGAAAGAGTTAAAACTCACAACAGCACAAGTCATGAGCCTGTACAGATTGCTACAGAGAGACCAGGCAAAGAAACACATTTTGGAAGGAGGAATAAGGCCAGAAAAAACCATAACAAAAGCAGGGAAGCTCAAAAAAGAAGTTACAAGATACTATGAACCGATACGGGTAACCGAAAAAGACCTGCTGAACATCATAGACACACTGACGCCGGAGCAGAAAAGGATTGCTGATGGAATCACGGATTTCTTCACTTCGACAACATCCGCCTGGGGAAACGAAGTATCCATGCAGTTGTACGGATACAGGAAATTCATGGCAAGAAACTATTTCCCGATCGTTTCAGATAACAGTTTTACGAATTCGGCAAGCGGAGACCAGCAAGGAAGTGTACAGACCTTGAAAAACATGGGAAGTACAAAAGCGACCGTGCCGCATGCAGGAAACCCGATCATATTACAGGATATTTTTGATGTATATGCAAGGCAGTCCGACCAGATGGCAAGCTACAATGCATTTGTGGTGCCGTTAACAGACCTGCAGAAGTGGTACAACTACAGAGGAGATCCTACGATAACGAAGTACAAAAAATCTGTAAAACAGACCATAACAAGAACGATGGGACAAAACGGAAGAGCATATCTGGACACCTTAGTGCGGAGAATAAACGGAGTAGCCGAGAAGGAAACGGCAAAACAGATATGGTCAAGTCTGACATCAAACATGAAGTCCGCGGCAATCGGGGCGAACTTAAGGGTTGTATTGCAGCAGCCGACGGCGATTGTGAGGGCAGCAACGGTGATTGATGCAAAGTACCTGATGAAGGGAATGGCAAAAAAAGCGGACGGAGACCAGATGAAGAAGTATGCACCGATAGCACAGTGGAAAGACTGGGGATATTTTGAGATGGACACCGGACGGCAGATGAAGGATGTTATCCTCGGAAAAGAATCGTTAAAAGACAAGGCAATGGCGCCGGCAGGAATGGCTGATGACTTCACCTGGGGGAAAATCTGGAATGCGGTATTGTACGAAACGAAGGATAAAACAGACCTAAAACCGGGGTCGGAAGAATTCTATCAGGCAGCAGGAAAGAGGTTTTCCGAAATCATCGACCGGACACAGGTTGTGGATTCTATCCTGCACAGGTCAAGCGTAATGATCCAGAAGGATAATGCAACAAAAATGGCAACATCCTTTATGTCGGAGCCGATAAAAACCTACAACATGGTCTACGACACGCTAATGAACACGCCGGGAGGGAAGAAGGAAGTCGCAAAGAGCATGGCAAAGCTGTTGGTGATCCTGACAATACAAAATGCGGTGAACGCACTGGCGCAGACGCTGGCGGATGTATGGAGAGATGATGACGATGAAACAGCATGGGTGGATGTAGACACATGGAAAGATAATTTCAAAGACAACATGAATCCGCTTACATACATTCCATACTTAAAGGAGATACCTTCGATATGGAAGGGATACTCGGCAGAAAGAACGGAAATGACAGGTATCACGGATTCAGTGCAGGGATTACAGAAATGGATCAAATACTTCCAGGGAGAATCAAAGTATACGGCAGCAGGGCTTGTGAGAGAATCCATGAAACCGATCAGTGAGTTGTCGGGAATGCCAATAAACTCCACGCTCAGAGAGTTTGAAAGCCTGGCGGACTTGATTGCATGGAACTATCGCAAGATCACAGGGAACGAAACTGCGAAAGCCGAGTATGAGATCAAAAAAACATTTTACAGAGCTGGAAATCCGAAAAACACAAACATGTTCATCGGACTTTACGGAAGAGCAAGGGAAGAGGGGGATTACAAAACAGCAGCAGCCATCTATAACGATCTGCAAAAAGCCGGGAACACCAAAGAAAAACTTGACAGTGCGTACAAGAAATGGAAGAAGAAAAGGGACGAGGGACTGCTGGAAGCAGATGAAGGCTTGCAGAAGGAAATAACAGAGGCATACAAAAACAACGACATGGAAACATTCAAATCCGCGTCAGAAGAATTGAAGAGCAAGGGCATAGACATTAATACAGCGCTGGATCAGATTGAAGACGAGGAAAAGCAGGAAGAAGAATACGAAGTGTCAGAAGTAACGCCGGAAGACCTGCAGAAGGAAGACAACACAGCAGAACTATACACCTTACTTTACATGGCGACCCAAAACAATGATACACAGGCGCAGAACACATACAAAAAGCAGCTGAAAGAAGCCGGGGAAAAAGAGGAGGACTTCCAGAAAAACCTTTTAAAAGAGCAAAATGCCAAGGCTAAGGCAACAGGGGGAACGGAGTATAGCTACGATGCACTGTTCAATGCTCTGGTATCCACAGAAGGGAAAAACGGCAAAAAGTATAAGGAAATAGAACAAGGGTTGAAAAAATACGGAAAAGAAGATTCCGCAATAAAAACCTCCATGAAGTCCAGATTAAAAACAGCATATCTGAACAGCAGAGGAAACGACAGGCTCACGAAAAAGTATTCCGATTTGCTAAGAGACTTCGGAGTGGACACGCAAACAATTAGAGGATGGCTGGAATAAAGAAAATGGGCGGAGAAATCCGCTCATTTTCCACACCTAAGAGGGAGAAAAGAAAAAAAACATCTGCTAGAATGATGAAAAGGGAACACAAAGGAGGACGCAGATGTGACAAGTGAAGAGATCGCTGTTTCTCTTGCAAAACACAAAGAAGAGATTGGATCATTAAAGCATCGAATGGATGAGCAGGAGGAGAACAGCAAGACGATCCAGAATCTGGCGTTATCCGTGCGAGACCTGGCAGTAAACATGAAGAACATGATGACAGAGCAGCAAAGAGCCAATGACCGGCTGGAAGCGCTGGAAGCAAAAGACGGGGAAATGTGGCGAAAGGTAGTAGGATATGTCGTAACGCTGCTGATCGGCGCAGTGTTCGGATATATCACAAAACAGATTGGAATGTAGAAAGGAGAAAAAAAGATGGATTTTAGCGCAGTAAGATGGGAAATGTTTTGCAGGGGAGAAAAGGTAACTTGTAAAAACGGAAAGGTACGCACGTATTGGTACGACAGGGAAAACGAAAAGATCATGTGGGATGGTCATCTTGGAGAAGGGGAAGAAGTAAAAGGGTATGCTCTTGAAAACTTCATAGACGATGTACTCGATGGAAGCTGGGAACCGAGAGAAAGAAGAGATAACTATTGTTTCGGGTTCGAAAATGCAATTACATATTTAAAACGAGGCGTAAAAGTAAAAAGAAAGGGATGGAACGGGAAAAACCAGTACATCCAGCTTGCGAAAGGAATTTCCTACAAAACACCGGAAGGAGAGATTGCAAACTGCGAACATAAGGACATTGGGAACAGGGCGATCGCATTTGTGGGAACATCAGGAGTACAGATGGGATGGCTCGCAAGTCAGGCAGACATGCTGGCGGAAGACTGGACTTTCGCAGAGGAGGTATAAGATGTTTAAAAATTGCGTATTTAAAGTATCTGTGGATACAAAAAAATGGGTAAAAGCGGCAGCAGTAAGAGCCGTGAAGACCATGGCACAGACGGCAGTGGTTACGATCGGAGCGGCATCTGTCATGGAGGATGTCAGCTGGGGGATGGCGGTAAGCGCAGCAGTGCTGACAGGAATTGTGTCGGTACTGACAAGCATTGCGGGAATTCCGGAGGTGCCGGATGAAAACGAGCAGTAAAGGGATCGCATTAATCAAAAGCTTTGAAGGATGCAGGTTACAGGCGTACAGAGACAGCGTAGGGGTACTCACGATCGGATACGGCCACACCGGCGATGTAAAAAAAGGGCAAGTGATATCTCAGGGATTTGCGGAAGAACTGCTGAAAGCAGACCTGACATGGTTTGAAAGGAATGTAACAAGGTATACACCTTTTGAAATGAATCAGAATCAGTTCGATGCTCTTGTTTCGTTTGCTTTTAACTGCGGAGATGGAAACCTGAAAAAGCTGGTATCAGGAAGAAATAAAGATCAGGTGGCAAAGAAGATTCTGGAATACAACAAGGCCGGAGGAAGAGTTCTGGCAGGCCTGACAAGGAGAAGACAGGCGGAAAGAGCATTATTCCTGTCCGGGGGAAACAGAACACTGAAAAACGGAAGCAGAGGGGATGATGTCAAGGAACTCCAGAGGCTGCTGACAGAGGAGGGCTTCCCGTGCGGAGCGGCAGACGGAATCTTCGGGAAAGCAACGAAGAAAGCGGTGATCGAATACCAGAACAACAAAGGACTTGTAGCGGACGGGATCGTCGGAGAAAAGACGTGGAAAGCATTAGGAAAATAAAGGAGATAAGCGGTGAAAGCATTTGTAAATGAAATTTACATGCATCCGCTACCGGAAAACTTTAAAAACCATATGAGGAACGACCTGGGATTTGGAGAGGATCACAAGAAGATCATCGACAGCATGTCAAAGCACTACGGGGACAGCACATTTCATTACCAGGACACTATGATACCCAAGAGGAGATATGAATACCTCTTGGGTATTGTTGTATCAAGACATATGGAAGAGCTTCTCCGGCTGGCGGTGATAGGTTACAAATACGAACAGAACACGGACAAAAGCACAATCCAAAATAAAGTATGATAGAAATATGAAAGGAGGGTGCTTATGGGATACGAATATGCATCGAACGCAAAAGCAAACGGTGCCCTGGCAACGGGCATCGTTGGGGCAACTCTCAGCGGTCTTCTGACACTGGGAGCAGGAGGAAGACTTATGAACGGCGGCATGATGGATGGTACATGCAATCAGCCGATCACAAAGTTTGAGATGGAGCAGCAGAGTGTGATTGCCGCAAAGGACGCAGAGATCGCACTACTGAAATCCGAACAGAACACAGAAGTAAAGATCGCTGACGTATACGAGCGTCTTATCACTCGCATCAATCAGGATCAGAGAGAGCAGCAGGCATGGAATGCAAATCAGTCCGTGGCAAACGCGCAGATGTCCTCTGCGATTGCTGCGAACAACAACAGCATTGCGTGCATCCAGAACATTCTAAACAATCTGACAAAAGTGGTCATCCCGGCAACCAGCGTATGCCCGGAGCCTATGTCCCGGTATAATTCCTGGACGGCGCCGACATCGACCACCACAACCGGCTAATGAATGCGGGGCAATAGCCCCGCTGACCGGAGAAAGGAAAATATGTACTCCGAAGAACAAATCATGGACGGACTGGTCAGATATGCAGATCAGGAAATCTTAACAAAAATGCCGCTAAAAGAACAGATCATCGCATCGACCGCACTGTTTGTGGCGGTAAAAAACAAACAATATGTATTTCGCAATCTGAGAGACAATGCATATGTAAAAATGCTTGGTGCGGTAAATGACAACAAAGAAGTGGATGCAGAGGCAGTTCTGGACGGACTGAAAGCATCACTTGAAAAATACGGAAACTTAAAAGTGGACTTGCCGTTTAAAGGATCAGGGAGTTTTACATTTACACCGGAAGATGCAGACCTGATGAAAAAATATATCAAAGGAGAACTGTGATGGAAGATTATAAGATTAAAGTATTGGAAAGCCTGGAAGACGAAATGGACGATGTGGACAAATACATCCGGATGTCAAAAGTGGAAAGGGCAGAAGGAAGACATGAGTGCGCCGCCATGTTAAGAGAAACAGCCAGGGAAGAGCTGAAACATGCGAAGAGGCTCTGGCGGATTTACGAAAATCATGGCTGGGAAGTACCGGAAGACGTAAAGAGAAGATATGCCGAGACAGAACAGATGGTGCATGAGATGTAAAAGAGGCGGGAAACCGCCTCTTTTATTATAGTCATCATCGTGGAACGTATTCGTCGGTACAACGATGATAGAATTATATACACAAATTTGCGTCAACAGAAATATCCCCGACAATCCAGCCACGGTTCGGGGCACCGGCCTTTCTGACCGGGGGCTCCCGGTAATAGGAAATCTTCTCGATACAGGATTTTAACATACGGTTCTTGGCCTCTGCGGTAATGTCTGAATCATCCAGGGCGGCGAGAGCAGCGGAGAACCGGCCGCGTTTTTCCTCAATGGCCTCCCGGGTGGGAACTTCGGAGAGAATGGAATCGATAGAAGCCTGCACAGCGGCCTTATCTTCGGCCACACGCCGGTTCAGTTCATCGAATACGTTTTTTGGCATTTGCTCCTCGGCGTACTTATCCCACAGAGAGATTTCCTTCTTATCCAGGGCGGCCAGCCGCAAGCGAAGCGAGGAGAGTGTTTCTTCCCGGGAGGCCATGGCGGCAGCAGAATCTTTGAGCTGCACGTCAAAATCGTGAATGGCCTGCTTCAAAATGCGGACAACGATTTCTTCCGCCTCCTCGAAAGTACAGGAACCGGTATGGCAGACACGCTGCATATCACAGAGGATACGGGGGCCAGTCTTGGGGTATGTGTGATAGCTCATGGCGTGGCCACACCGGCAGACGAAAAGACCGGCAAAAGGATTACGAACCTTAACCTTATCCTTGACGCGGGTGACCTTCCCGGAGATTTTCTGGGCAGCGCCAAACAGCTCCGAATCAATGATTGCCGGGTGCCTGCCGTTGTGCAGCTCATATTCGCTGCTCCATGGGCGGCTGGATTCCACGGAGCCGCTATGAACGGAGTGGACAACCTTCCGACGGTTCCAGAAAACTTTTCCGGTATAGACGGGGTTCTGCAGGATACTCTTCACGCAGTTATATGTCCACGAATCATTGTTTCGAGGATGAGTACCTTGGAGGTTCAGCTGCTTGGCAATACGGGAGGGGCCAAGATCTTCGACGGCCCGCATTCGGAAGATCTGTCGGACAACAGAAGCTTCGGCGGGATTGACGCAAAGCGTGTAATGCTTCTTCTTTCCTTCCAGGACAAAGGTCTTGTCATACCCGTAAGGGGCAACGGAACCGATGTAATCGCCCTGACGGACGGCTTGCAGGCGGCCGCGGCTCATGATCTTCTTCTGATATTCCAGATATTCATTTCCTCTTTTCAGCTCACGTTCAAAGATATCCCGATCGTATTCGTCGGACAGGTCATAAGTTTTGCTGGGTGTGATGACATTCGTGCGGGTGTAGCGAAGGATCTTGATGAGCCGCCCGGCATCCTCTAGGTCGCCGCGGGAGAGACGCTGCACCTCGACACACAAGATAGCCTTAATGGCAGGCGATTCGATCCGCCGCAGCACGGAAAGAAATTCCGGGCGGTCGTCAATCGTCTCCCCGGACACGACCTCTCGATATTTGTTTTCTGCTGGGATACAGCAGTCATGCCTTTCGGCCCAATCAGATAAAATGGATTCGTGCTTTTGCAGCACATCTTCGACGGATAGACTGGGATCATCGGCCCTGGATTTTCGCAGGTACTCGATGATCTCATCAGAACGATAAGAAAGTTCTCGATACATATTTAATTCCCCCTAAGTTTAATAATTCTCTTTTTTAACATACACGGATTCTCTTCCAGAATCAACTGCTTTTTGGACAATATCCTCATCAGGCAGAGGGTCATCGGGGCCGGTAAGCTCATCTCTGGCACGGCGCATCCGGTAGATATCCATAACAATACCGGCAGCAGACACACGGTCAAGAAGCGGAATGTGGCTGTGCGCAGTGAAAAGGTGCAGCTTCGGGATCCAGTGAGAGATATGGTCACCGAAGATGATGTAGTGCAGCATCTTTTTATGCTTCGGAATTTCTGTATCCAGATACATCCGCAGGGCGGCGTCGATATCCTCATCGGATTTAGCCTCATAAAGCAGATGATACTTTCCGGGGTTATAGATAAACATCAGGTATTTTTCGGGATCAACGCCGCATAATTCGAACCATTTTAGAATGAGAGGAAGACTGGGAGCACCAATTTCATTTTCCCAATTCTGAATAGTCCCGACACTTTTTGACAACTTTCTTGCCATGTACTGTTGCGTGTGCCCTGCCAGGTCTCGGGTCGTAAGAAGAGCCCTGGCCGTGAGCTGCGTATATTCCAATACGTCTTTCATAGAATCGCCCCTTTGCCAAGACAAAATTTTGAGTAAATTGAAGGACAAAATAATCAAAAAATTTTGGTGATAAAAAATAAAGAGTAACTAATTACAAAACCAACAACTTTGTGCATAATTGGATGCATAAGGGAGTGATTTATAATGAAAGAGTACAACGAAAAAACTGAAAAATCAATAGTAAATGCAAATTATATCCATATTATCGGAAAAATCAACGGAAAATTTGCAGAAAACGCACAAAATGACAGAAAGCAACCATATTCGACAAAGGTGGAGACAGAGAGAAAAAGCGGAACGAAAGATGTTTTACCGCTCTTTGCGGCGGAAAAAATGGAAGACGGCAGCATGGTGGAGATCTGGGGAAGAGTAAGAACCAGGATGCAGCAGGGGCGGAAGCTGATCTACATACAGGCAGAGCAGATTAGGCCAACTGGCGCCGCGCCGGTGAATGAAGCATACCTGGAAGGGACGCTTTGCAAGGACGCAATATTCCGAAAGACCCCGGCAGGAAGAGAGATCACAGACCTGATGATTGCCAGCAATGGAGGCGGGACAAGCGCCTACGTGCCGTGCATCTGCTTTGGGATGAATGCCAGGAGAACCGGCGGCCTACCAGTGGGGACAAAGGTGCAGCTGTGGGGCCGGATGCAGTCCAGAACATACAAGGAGGTATACACCGCCTACGAGATTGCGGCGAACCGGATCGAGGTGATACTGTAATCAAAAAAGGAGATAGGATATGGAAGAAAAGAAAGAAGAAATTATGGAAATGCTGCAGCAGGCAACGCTTGGGGAGTTAATCATTATATGTGAGTATATAAAAGCAATGTTGAAAAAGAGATAAGAAAAGGGGATCGTAAAAACGATCCCCTCAAAACACTATTCCGAATATTCGTAATAACATTCATCATATCCTTCGTCATATCCTTCATCATATCCATCGCTATACCCGTCATCATATCCGCTATCATAAGTGTCATTCCGGTTTTCGGCAGCACGATCATCGTATCCGGTTTCATATCCGGCTTCGTTACCGTCGAACCAGCCGGAGTTATACCCTTTATCGTAGCCTTCGTCGTAACCGTTGCTATATTCTGCAGCAAGTTCGTCTTTGTCGCCACCGGTAATGTCGAGGACGAAGGCCAAACAACAAGCAATAAGAAAAAAGGCACAGATGTAAAACAAGCGGTATTGATCACCGTCGAACCATTTTGAAAGACCATTTATGCAGTACAAGACGCAAATCGGGAGGACAATTCGCCCTATCAAACTGAAGATGTTAAAAAATATAGAAAACATAGAAACCTCCGGAATTTACCAACATTTCTCACAACGGCCATATCCTTCGCTTTCGGCTTCGGAAAGGGTGACGCGCTGCGCTCTATCTGGATCCATACGGCCGCAATCCGGGATGCTGTGATATTTGCTTCCTGTGGCGGAAAGATAAACGTACTGCTCCGCTTTATCAGAAACGCTTTCGGAACTGCTGGAAGACACGACCTTGCTATCAGAGCTGGAATTAGAAGAACAGCCGGATAAGGCCAAGGAAACAACGAGAAAAACAGAAATAATTTTTGATTTCCACATAATACACCCACCTCATATTAATAAAATTTTTAATATAAGACCAATGTACCACGCAATCCACTTCTAATCAAGAGAAAAGAGGATGTTTACACATCCTCTTCGAAAATTTCTCTCATCTTACGCTCTATAAAAGCCCATTCATCCACGGTCATAGTGGAAAGAGCAGAAATAAATCGCTTCTTGAAGCCCTCGTCAATCTGCACCTCTCCGAAGAATCTTGCCAGCTGGAGATCTCTGGACAGATCCACGAACATATCGCCGGTTCCGTCCCGGAGCCAATCCTCCGAAATATTGAACTCCCGGCAGATGGATTTCTGCATTTGGTCGGTAAGACTACGGTTACCATTCTCTATATTGGAAATGGCCACCTTTGTAACACCGAGCCGTTCGCCGAACTTTTCCAAAGTAAGATCGAGAGATTTGCGCACTTCTTTTACACGTTCGCCTTGCGTCACATAATTCACCTCCTGAATACAGATTAACACCGAGAAGAAAAAAAATCAACAAAAAAGTAATCAAAGATAACAAAGGATACTTGACAAAGTAATCTTAGATAAATATAATGTAATCAAAGATAACAAATAAATAAACCAGCAAAAACGAGAGTGAGGAATTGAAATGAAAAAAATAGAAACAAAAACCGGAAACCTATTCATTGGCACTGCAAGGGAGATCTGCTCCCTTTATAAGAACTTCCGGGAAAGGGAAATTGCAATGCCAATATTCAGCGACTTCCCGAAATTTAATATGGGAAAGTTATATGGACTTTCCGTGGAAACATATGACGAGTACACGGAAAGATATATCTTTCCGCAGATGTCAGTCGTTGCGGGTGATACTGCACTTGCAATGATTTATGAGTTATAAGGAGGGAGAAGAAAATGAAAGCAGGAGATAAATTCGAATTCAAAGGTTTTGAATGGGTGGTATTAAACCCCAAAACTGCCGAAGGGGGTGTGCTGGCCATGATGACCAGCACCTGGAATGGACAGGAATATCCGTTCGATGAAAACAGGCGCGATAACTGGGAGGAAAGCTCCCTGAAAAAGAAGCTGGAAGAGGAACTCCTTCCGGTGCTGGGCAAAGAGAACTTACTGGATCACACGGTAAATCTTGAGGCGGATGACGGAGACAAGAAGTACGGAGTAGATGTCTGCAAGGTGTTCATTTTGAACTGCTGGGAATACAGAAGATACAGGGACCATGTTCCGCGTTTGCAGGGATGTATGTGGACATGTACACCATGGACAACGAACGGCCGCAGCGTCCGGCGTGTGAATCCGAACGGCGCTCTGAGCTTCAACTTCGCGGACGCCGCGCATGGAGTGGCCCCGGCTTGCGTAATCAAAAGATCCTCAATCGCGCAGACAGATGCGGAAAGGCTTCTGGAATGCGAAAAGAGAATCCAGGAACTGGAAGATTTTCTGGAAGAAACAGAAGAGATGTTGGATTACGTAAACATCTCAAAAGAGGCGGAGGAGCTGGCAAGGATGACAGGAGATTACGAAAAGTCGGTTCTCCAGTCATACGATGAGCGGGCAAGGAAGATCAGGGAAAAATCAAGAGAATTGAGAGGGGAGAGAGCATGGGAGGAATGATGTTTCCAAAAACTCCGATAAAGAAAAAGAAAAAAAACCATCCTGCAAGCATCCTGCAGGATCCGGGAGATCGGGAATGCCTGTTGTGCAATCTTCTGGGTGTGGGACCTGCACGGGGCGCGCACCAGCATCATATATTTGGAGGTACGGCAAACAGGGCAAAGTCAGAAGAATACGGCTTGAAAGCTTGGCTCTGCTACGAACACCACGAAGGAAACAAAGGCGTACACAGGGACAGAGAGATGGATTTGATTCTGAAACAGCATGCCCAGGAAATGTTTGAAGAAAAATACAGCCACGAGCTCTTCATGAGAGAGTTCGGCGTGAATTATTTATGAAAGGAAGTGAGCAAATGAGTGAAATGGAATTAAAAATTCTGGAAAGTTTCCGGGAGATTATCCCAAAGTTACCGGAGAAGAAGCAGGAGTATGTTCTCGGGCTTGCCGAGGGAATGGCAGCCATGATGGGAGGGGAGAAACATGAAGCATCAGCTGACGATCACAAGATTTAACTTATCACCAAGATCCAAGATGTACTCAAAGGATTGGGACTACATGGAAACCTATATAGATCTGGACACCAGGGAGGTTGTGACGGTGATGCACGCCAGACTGAACCCGGCGACCTACAACGTAGAAAGGAGAGTGAAGCTGTGAAGGGAGATAAGTATTATCCACCATATACCATAAAGGGGGATGGATGGACGGCAAGAGTTCACCGGCCGATCTTAACACCGGAGGAAAGGAAAAAAAGAATGCAGAAGATCCATGACATGGCAGCATTGGTACTGATGGAAAGGGAAAGAGCACATGCGAGTGATAATGGCAATTAGAATGGGTTGCGTGGCGGTGGGCTTCCTGCTTGCCGCTGCGGTAACAGAATCCTATGAGCTGGAGACGATAGGGACAATGGATTACCTGCGGGGAATGGGAATAGCCTTGGTGTTTCTGGCCGCAGGAATAGAAAGGAGAAAACGATGGAAGAAAAAGAAGAGATTCGAATGAAAAAAGAAATCGGGGAGCTGAAAGCGCTGCTCCAGGAAGCAAAGGAGGAAAACAAAAACATGGCTGCGGCCTACGCCTCCCAGGCAGAAGAATACAAGAAAGCGATCGTGAAGCTCTCGAATAAGGTGACAAGCTTAAAAGGCCAGGTCAAGGCCTATAGAAAGGCATTGAGAGTATAAAAAACACCGGGCAAGTACTTAGGGGAAACTCGACCGGTGCTGTAATTAATTACAAATAAATCATATCACAAAGCAAGGGAAAAAGCAAGGAATTCCGGGGATTTTACCGGATTTTCTCCCTTGATTAGGATATTAAACTTAGGGGTAAAGCATGTACAAAAAAACAGAGTACAGGATGCCGCAGAGCATAGAGGTGGAGATCACCCACAAAGGCAGGTACGGCGCCCCGGGGATGGAGAGAGGAAAGAGACAGAAGCCAACGCCAGAGGAAGTAAAACGAAATAATGAGAGGCAGCGGCTAAAAAGGATCCGGCGAAAGATCAATATGAACTTTTGCCAGAACGACTATCACCTCGTACTTACATACCGTCGGGAAGAGCGCTGCACCATGGAAGAGGCCATGATCCAGATCAGGAAATGGCTGGACAGGCTGCGGTACTACTACAAAAAGGCAGGGGAACCGCTGAAATATATCGCCGTGGTGGCGATCGGGGAGAGAGGGGCAGTGCACGCCCATGTGATTCTGAATGGAATCACTGACACGCCGAACCTGGCAAGAAAGCATTGGAAGAAGGGCCGGGTGCATATGACCATGCTGGATGATTCCGGGGAATATGCACAGTTAGCGGCTTATATCATGCAGCAAGACACCGGGCAGGAGCGGATGAAATACATCTGTTCCAGAAATTTAAAAGAGCCAAGGCCCATAAAGAAAGATATAAAAAGGTTTGATCCAGAAAAGATACGGCCATACAAAGGCTACTACGTGGATCAAGACAGCATCATAACAGGGATAAACCCGGTGACCGGGTATCCATATATGCAATATACCATGAAGAAAGTGAGGTTACGGATATGACAGAAGCAGTACCTGTAGAAAAAAAGCTGGATTCCACCAGAATCGAGGTGGGGGCGTGCAAGTTTTGCGGACAGACCTACCAGATGGAGGTTGATGGGCCGTGGACGGAGGCCATGCTGGACAAGGCGGCGACAGAAAAATGCACATGCGACGATGCCTTGAAAGCGAAAAAGAGAGAAAGAGTGCTGGAAAAGTGCGGCAAGAAGGTAGATCAGATGTTTGAGGAACAGAAGGAACAGTTCCGAGAAACACTGAAAAACATCTGCACGCACATCTACGACGAAGAGATGGACAAGGCTGCCTTGACGATGGATGACCGAACGAAGGTGACAATCGGCTGGGCAAAGGGGAACATCAGGATCAAGAGAGAAGAAAAGATAGCGAAAGTGAGTGAGATCGAATGAACAAAGTGATTTTAATGGGGCGGCTGACCAGAGATCCGGAGATCAGATACCCGCAGGATCCGGAGGCGGCAGCAGTTGGCCGGTTTTCGCTGGCAGTAGACAGGCGGTTTAAGAAAGACGGCAGCCCGGATGCGGACTTTTTCAACTGCGTGTGCTTCGGCAGACAGGCAGAGTTTGTGGAAAAATATCTGAAAAAGGGGATAAAGATGCTCATAACCGGAAGAGTTGAGAACAACAACTACACAGATCGGGACGGCCATAAGGTATACGCCGTGCAAATCATGGTAGAGGAAATGGAGTTTGCAGAGAGCAAGGCGGCAAACAACGAGCAAAAGCCGGCCCCGGGAGTTGGGGACGGATTCATGAACATCCCTGACGGAATAGAGGAGGAATTGCCGTTTGTGTAAATGGATACCAGTCGAGGACAAATTACCGGGTACAGACAGATTTGTACTGGTACAGATAAGCGGGAGACCAGACGCCAGGACGATACTGGAAGAAGCCATAATGATCGCATCTTATCTTCCGAAAGAAGGGTGGATGCTGGGAGAATACCCTATGTGGGAAAATCCGAACCCGGTAGCATGGATGGAGCTGCCAAAGCCCTATAAGGAGAAGAAATGAAAGAGAACAAAACACAAAAAGAAAAAGACCAGATGATGCAGGAGATCCACGACCGAAAAGAAGGAATGTATGAAGACTACATCAAAAACAAGAGCCAAAAAGCGGTGGAGGAGTTTAAAAGACCTGCATATGCCTACACAAGCCAAGGAGGGACAAAATGGAAAGGATGACACAGAAAAACCCGGACGGCGTGACGTTTCGGGTTCCGTTACAAAGAGCAGGAGAATTCCGGGTGATGAGCGACAAGGCGGCTCAGGCGGTGTTTGGGGATATCGTAAACCGTCTGGGAGAATACGAAGAATGTCTGACGATCGCAGAAGCGAAGAGGATGAAACGAAATGCCTAAGAAGGGAAGAGACACAAAACCGGAATACTGCACACATCCCGATTGCTTCTCCTGCCGGTACAAGGACTGCATATGGGATGGAAGGCTGGGGTATGACCCGATAAAACGGAGAGCGGAATCGAATCAAAAAGAAAGGGAGAGGAAGCATGGAAAAATTAAAAGCTTACAAAGGATTTAACCAGGATTTGACGGTGACGGTCAGATGGATATATCAGAGATTTCAGGGGGTAATGCCATGATGGATTTTGGGTATTATAACATGGATTGTATGGACGGTATGAAAGAATTCCCGAACAAATTTTTCGATCTGGCTGTGGTGGATCCACCATATTTTTCAGGCCCGGAGCGCAGAGAGTGCTATGGACGGAAGATATCTCCCATTGGAGTTCAGCGGGTGGTATATAGAAAAATTGCAAAGTGGGACGTACCAAATGCAGAGTACTTCCGAGAACTGTTCCGGGTATCGAAAAATCAGATTGTATGGGGGTGCAACTACTTTGATTACCATTTTGGCCCGGGGCGAATAGTCTGGGATAAATGCAATGGGGATAGCGTTTTTTCGGATTGCGAGATCGCTTACTGCAGTCTGCATGATTCTGTTAGGCTTTTTAGGTACATGTGGAATGGAATGTTTCAAGGGAAGTCAATCAGTGAGGGTCATATTCAGCAAGGGAATAAAAGACTGAACGAAAAGCGAATACACCCAACGCAGAAGCCAAAAGCATTGTACGATTGGCTGTTCGCAAGATACGCACAGCGCGGAATGAAGATCCTTGATACTCACGTAGGCAGTGCAAGTAGTTTGATGGCAGCACATGACGCAGGACTGCAGTATGTCGGGTTTGAAAAGGACAAATATTATTATGACCTGTCAAAAGGGAGACTTGAAGAATATGCAGCACAAATCAACATATATGATTTTTTGGAGGATAAAGCATGAAGATCTACATCAGTGGCCCCATGGCGGGAATAGAAGGATATAAAAAGAATTTTAAAGCCGCAGAAGAGAAAATGAAGGAAGCCGGACATGAAGTCGTGAATCCAGCAGAGATTGACGGGGAAGGAATGACAAGGGAAGAGCTTCTCGGACTTGACCTGTGGATGCTGGAAGAGTGCGATGCGATCTACATGTTAAAAGGCTGGCAGCAGTCCTGCGGGGCAAACCGGGAATATGGGTTTGCCTTGGGGCGCGGCATGGAAATCTTTTACGAGGGTGTGGCGGAATGAAAATATTGATAGCGTGCGAAGAGAGCCAGACGGTATGTAAGGCTTTCCGGGAAAAAGGACATGAAGCCTACTCCTGCGACGTTCAGGAGCCGTCCGGTGGGCACCCGGAATGGCACATTATGGGAGATGCACTGAAAGCCATCCAGGGGGGGGATTGTAGAAACCATGGACGGAACGGTGCATGAGATTGGACAATGGGACATGCTCATAGCACATCCACCATGCACATACTTGTCAAACGCAGGAGCGAGACACCTGTGGAAAAATCATCAGTTACAGGCTGACAGGGTTACTCTGGGAATTAAAGGACGAGATTTATTTATGAGGTTTTGGTGGTCAGATATACAAAAAATCTGCATAGAAAATCCAATCCCGTCAAGAGTGTTCGGAATGCCGGAGAGGACACAAACCATCGAACCGTGGCAATATGGACATCCGTACAAAAAGAAAACCTGCCTTTGGCTGAAAGGGCTGCCAAAATTGGAGCCGACAAACATTGTTGATCCGGTTGCTACATGGTGCCCAAGCGGGAGCTATAGCGGCAAACACGGAGAAGAATACAGAGGAATGTTTACAAAGGATAGGGCGAAGAACAGATCAAAGACATTTCCTGGGATCGCGCGGGCAATGGCAGAGCAGTGGGGAGGAACAAAAGATGACGAACAGAGAAATGCTTCGCCGGGCAAAAGTGGAGAAGCTAACAAAAGAAATACTGAATAGCCAGGAGTATAAAAAGCGCCGGGCCCAGGATGACGAACAGTATCTTATGAGAGCATTTGCAAGCTTTGCATTGATAAGTGCAGATTATCTTTATCGGAAATTTAACTGCAAGGCAGCAGGAATCAGAAAATTTATTGGTTTTGTAAAGCCGAGCATGGGATATGTAAAGGATGATCCGGATTATTTCAGGCTGATGAATGAGGCATTTGTGGACGAGATAGGGTTGGATATTATGAAAGAGTTGGGAATGGAGTTTGAAGATGAAGACGAAATGTGAAATTTACAGAGATTCGATGCAAAATTACAAAAAATACGGGATACCGAGAGCACAGCTTGTGATTGCGGACGTACCGTATAACGTAGGCAGCAACTTCTATGGCAGCAATCCGATGTGGTATAAGGGGGGCGATAATTCAAACGGAGAAAGCAAGCTTGCCGGGAAAGCGGCGTTCAATTCAGATTTCAATTTCAATCTTTACGAATA